CAGGTTGTACTTGGTCAAGGTGTGCCTTGGATAAAAAACCAAAGATACCCATTGATGTAATGAATACTAAAATTACAATAGCACCAAAGAGATATGTTTTTAACAATCTAGGAACTAAACTATTTTTCCAGTTTTGATAAAGCCAACTGGCGGCAACAAGTTTACCAACTTCTAAAGCAGAACCCATAGCAATAATAGGCACTGTCGCACCAGCAAAGATAGCAGCTAAACCTATAATTGAATACCCAGCAGCAATTACAGATATGCTTATTGCTGATAAAAAAGTGATTAAAGTTAAAAACATTAAATTATTTATGGTTTGATTTTAGGAATAGCTGGCTTCTCTTTGAGTTCTATTTTTATTTCCTCATCAATCTTTTCCCACTCTTTTGTAGTCATTACTTCATCTACCTTGGTCATCATATTAATCACTCTTTTATCATAATCTTTTGTTGTAGAAAAAGCATCTAAAGTTTTGATTAACTTTCTAGCGTCAAGTGGTTGATTATCTTTAAACATTTTAGTTCTTAATTCTCTAAATTTAGAATAAGCACTATGATAATTTAAAAGATTCATATATTCTTGTACACTATCACATTTAGTTTCAAAGGATCTAACTCTCCAAGGTGTATCTTCACTCATACCAATCGGTAAAACACCTTTATCTTTATCCCACGTTCTAATACCAAATAAATTGTTTGCTTCATTAGCAAATCGACTTGTTCCCCAACCTGACTCTAATACAGCTTGAGCCACTAACATATCTATTGGTACTCTTAAATTAGGTGGTGTTTGAAAGTTTAAAAAGTCAACACATTTTTTAAGTTCACTAATAAATTGTACATTTGTTTTATAGTTCATAGAAGGAGCGTGAAGACCTAAATCTTTTGCCCATAAAGCGTGTTTAGTTTCAGCTTCTATTTTTAGTTCTTGTACAACCCAATTATTAGGTTTAAATGTACCGTAGATAAAACTAGCAGATACAGAAAAAACAAATAATACAGCAATAGTAATAATAGTTTTAACTTTTTTACTCATTAAAACCTCCTTACTTGATATTCGTATGTTTGATATTTGTTTTCTTTGGCGTCTTCGTACTCTAGTCCTTCGACCTTTTTTTGAAAGAAATAACATTGATCTTGGAATTTCCTCATTTCAGCAAATATCTTATCTGCCTGTATTTGTGTAAAATTATTTAAAACGTCATCTTGCCAATTGCCTGTATAATAGACCATTGAATAGTCGCCGTTTTTATCATCTAAAAAGCTTTGTATTGCCTCTGGCACTTTTTTGATAACTTCTTTTAGGTACTTATCAAGTTCTTTACTCATAATAAAAAATCCCTCCCAAGGATTATATGTTTAAACCGATTTGTTTTAGTTTAGGTTTAAAACTATAAAACAAAGCGTTGTGATTACCTGTGTCTCCGACATTTGCCATTTGGTACAGGTGGACCATTTCGTGTCCTAAAGTGTCCACAAAATCTTTTTTAGTTGGGTATTCAGGCAACATTTCTAAATGATATTGTCTTGTGCCTTTTCTTTTCCATTCGTAAATACACACTTGTCCCCAACATTTAAACTGTCTATCTTTAATTTGTTTAATTTTAATTTCATTAAATGGAGATAATATATTATCAAATACAGCATCATTAATAATTTTAAAATACTTTTTAATATCGCTGTATGTTGTTTTATATTTTGCTTTCACGGAAAAATCTTTCTTAAAGAGCTTTCTTACCTTTAATTTTTTTTCCGTTCTTGTCATTTTTCTCCTTGATTATTGACATTCTTTATCTTCTATCTTAGAGCCTTTAAGTAAAGCACATTTGTATTCACTATCAGCTTTTAATCTCATATCAGTAGCAATACCATCTAATATAGCAGGTAAATATGTTTGTAATATAGAAATAGATTCGATAGCAAATTGATGAGCAAGTTTTTCTAACTCGCCTTCCATTAATTTACTCACATCAACGTTAGTACCATTTACTGTAGATTGTATAACGTGACCAATAACTGCCTTATTGTATTCTTCACCAGCGTTAGCAGTTTTCACACCATACATCAGAAAAGAAAAAATCAATCCTAATATAGTGGCTAAAGTTATCAAATATCGCATAATGTATCCTTTCACTTGGTTAATAATATTTATAATATACTAAAAAAAGTGGTTTGTCAACTAAAAAATAAGAAAAAAAGTGAGATAAATCAATGATTTAAGGGGGCGCCATTATAGCACACCCCTTAATTTGACTATGGTTTTACGAAATTGTCGTTCCAGCCAAAGGCTTCTTTGACAACTGATTCTGAAAACCCTTTGTAAGTTTTGTTAAGTTTTTTGTTTTTCATATCTAATAGGACTTGTGCTTCACTAGCGTGTAGTCCTTCTAGCATTTGAATAAACATTGTTTCTTTTTGAAGCTTATTTGTTGCTTTATCAGCACCCTTAACAAAGTGCCATAATCTTTTAGCTTCATTTTCCAATAAAGTATGTTCAGTACCTTCTGGCGCCTCATTAGGAATAAATGGTGGCTCACCTTCTGGTAAGTCCCATTCAATCTTAGGATCGAAACCGCCTTTGATTATCTGTCTTAAAGGAGCACTATCGTACTGTTTTAATACAGCAATCTTTTTAGGTTTATCTTTAGCGTTATTTACTTTTGTAAAGATTTCACTAACTAAAGGTCTACCTGAACCTGACGTACTACTCATAGTCGTCATAGCTTTTTTGGAAATTAGATTTGGATTATCTGTTACCATTTTATATCTCCATACGTATGTTCAAAAGTCATTAATATTTTCCATCAAGGACTTCAATTTATTTTCGACAAAGTAATCAAATAGTTTGGACCTATTCGGTACTTCATATTGTCTATACTTATTTAGTATTTCATTTTCTATCAGACCTGGTATTTGTGATAAGTCTATTAACTTCTTATTTCTATCAAAATACTTTTTAGTTTGACTGCCTAATGGTATATTATCTACATTTGACCATTCAGCTAATCTTTTCTTTGTAATAGGTGATTGTTTTTTATCTGTAAGAAAGACATCATCATCACTTAGTATATTAGGAATACCATCGGATCTATCACCTTTTATAATCTGTTCGTGTAAAAATACTTTAGGGTCAACATCTTTACCTACAAAATCTTTTTGTATAGGAGCAAATTGTTTTACGTTAGGATAAGATTGTAATTGTATAAAGTCCTTATCACCAGACACAATCATTATAGACTCAGTATTACTATAATGCTTAACCAAAGTAGCGATAATGTCATCAGCTTCGCAACGCTCAACGTACATAACCACATAAGGAAAGTTTTCAGCAATTTCATTTTTAATCTCCGTTATTACTTGAAATATATAGTCCCAATCTGTGGCAGAATCAACTCTGCCTTTTCTTCTAGCGTGTTTATAATTGGGAAAGAAATCTCTACGCCAAGGATTGCCTGCGTCAGCACATAACACTTGTGTGCCGTAATCTTGTTTAAATTTTAAATTAAATCCTCTTAATGAGTTGATTACCATATGTCTTATCATCTCTTTATTTGGTTTAACATCTGACTTACCACGTGTCTGTGCCATTAAGTTAGAAATTAAGACTTGGTTTAAATCAACTAATATCATTTAAAATACTTTTCTGAATACCATTTGTAAAAATCTTTATCTGTAAAAATTTCAGCAATATGATTTGCCGGTACTTGGTCACTTCGAATACAATCTGCTAAAGATTGATATTCATAGGTATCTACTTTTCTTTTCATTGGCTTATCTTTATTATTTTCAGCCAAAGTTTTTACCATTCTATAATTAAGTGTTTGTTGTCGGCTTGTCATAATCTTTTGTTACATCTTCTACATCTAATTCGCCATGATATATTGTATAGAAATCATCTGGCTCACCAAATTTTTCTAAGTAATCATAACCATCTTCTTCAAATTTTTCATCTAATTCTTCGGTAGTGATACCTTTTGGATTTTCAAAATAAAAAGAACATTGGTCATCAACTTCTATATCATCTACCATTGTATGGTCAAATTCAAATTCATTATTACTATCATTTGGATCGCCAATAATATCGTTTAGTTCTTCACCTTCTTCTACTTTTACAACACAATGTCCCCAACGATACATTTCTTCCGTTGTAAATGAAATATTTTTTTCTTCATCTCTATAAGTCTGATACTCAAAAACAGACTTTTTCCATTTTGGACTAACTCTATAATAATTTGCCATTTTTACTCCATAGTCTATCTAACATATAATACCATACTCCATTTACCATTGGTTCTACAATAGCATCAACACCTGCTAAAGACCAATCAGCACCTGTAATTAATCTATTACAAGTCATAGCAATAACAATATGTCCTATTGTATAGACGATAGCACGACCAATACTTGTTGTGCCTAATTTTTTTAACAGATTGTAGATACCTGATCTAAATTCACTCATCATTCTTATCACCAGTTACAGAATAAGTAACTTTAACATCATTATCTAATGATCCTGTGCCTACAGGTGTAAAATCTGTACTATATGTTGTTGAAGCCACCGAAGCTGTGTATTCACTCGGTCCTATACTAATTCCTACATTTTTATATTCATCATTTTTTATAGATGTTTTAAAGTAATCTAATAACCAAGGATTATCTACAAATACTGACATTAAACCATTTGCCATAGTATTAACTAATCTTTCTTCATTTTCTTTAACAACATCACATAAACCATATTGATAAACTACACCATGTAATACTTCATGTAAAACTGTATTGGCTCCATGTACTTTATCTAAATCATTATCACGTACACCAATTTTTTGATCTTTAGCAAAAAATTCACCTTCAGCTTGTTCTGTTCTAGCAAATGTTTCTGGCCAAAAATCTAATTCGTAATTCTGATAACCAATTTTAATTTTCTTTTTATCTTTTATATTCATATCATTATATAGGGTGGCGATTTCTCGCCACCCCTCATAGAATTAGGCGTCAATTGGCGCTAATTCTGATTTTTTAACTGATACACTATGGTTATTGTATTTAAACTTTGTACCATAAAGTGCTTGAATACCAGCAGCAACAATAGCTCTAGTAGGCGTACCTAATCTGTACACTTTTTGACCTTTAACATTATTGCCGTAGATCATATAACCTTCAGCTCTTAAAGTATCAATCATCGCTCTTGGAGATTCCAAATCAATTTTATTTCTGATTGTTTTCCAAGTTACGTTTTCACCTTTTGATAAAAGGTTTAAAACTTTCTGTTTTTTAGAAAGTTTTTTCCTACCTCTAGTTTCGGTAGTTGTTCTCTTTTTATTAGCAACGAATACTAATTCGTCTTTTGAGAACATATTTTTGATATAATTTAACATTATATTTCTCCTTTATTTCACATTCACTATTTTAC